TAAATCTTGTGACGTTTGTGACGGTTTTCCGATGCCCCCCATAAATTTTTGAAAAAATCAGATTTGGTCAGAAATCACCCTGATTTGTTGGTAGTTTTGTATATCTAACTGTTAGTAACTTGACCACTGGAGCATGTACGTTAGTGCAGGTATGGCAATGGTTCAGGCTGTGCAAAGTATTTCAGTTCCGCATTCCACTGCCATCCCGCGCCAGAGTACGCCAGTTAAGGCCTGGACACTTACACGCTCTTACGTGATCCCGCTGCGGTCGTTACGTAAAAAGTCACGTAATCGCTGTTAATCCCGCATGTAATCAGGCTCCGATATTTCTCACCCATAGCCGGCAATCGCACAAAAACTGAAATCTTTGAAATCTGTTTCACACATTTCAGTTGGCGAACCGCTGCCAAAGCCCCAGCGCTGGCGCGGTCTGGCGATGTGTTTTGTACCACCGGAAAAACTGAAATCATTCTCAACACGAAAACCGCAGGCGGGTGCGGTGTAGCGCCGTTTTCGTCACTTCCGCCGTTATTTCGTCGCAGCAGGCTGTATCAGCGCCTTGCAGTGCCTCAAAAGTTAATTAAAGAGAGAGCAACAGGTACAAAAAAACCCGCGTTATGCGGGTTATTGGAGCATTCTATGAATATAAGTAGAGGCTTATCGGCAAGCTTTCTGACCAACATAATATGCAATTGAACGGTCAACTATTGGTGCCATATTAGGATCTGCTGCTGAGTTATTCATTTGCTCGATTGTGTCACCACTTCCGAGATACTTCACTGTCGAGGCTTTACAGTCGTACAAACGCTTCGAATATGATACTCCGGATGGTCCCTCTCTCTTAGTTGTTATAGTGGCCATGTCGCCGCTACGTGTCTTATCTAAGACCGTGTAACTAGCTTTCGAATCTGTTGGCACAGAAAAAACTTCAGCAGCAAACACATTGAATGAAACTGCTGCGCCTACAGCTAATACGATGAAACGCTTCATATCCCTTTTCCTATCCTTTGAGCCAGTAATAATCCTATCGCAACAATCCTAACAAGGAACTGAGGAAACGACAAAGCCCGCATTATGAGCGGGCTGATTGGATGGTCAAGCGATTATTTTCTGGTACTTACTTCGGGTCTGCCCGGCCTTCTCCGCCGTCTGTGTGAATGCGCCGGCATTGGTTGGCGTACCAACACTGGGGTGCGAATGGCTCGCACACTGCTGCGCCAGCTCGGCCAGTAAATCAATGGTGTCCAGCATCATGGTCAGCGTGTTGACGCTCTCACTGCCAATATGGACGGTTGGTCCCATAATCTGCTGACCGCCCGCCGCCACCGATTTACGTAATGCGGCAATCTTTTCTGTCAGGGTTCCCCCCACATCAACATCCACGGCACCGGCTACTTTCGTGGATTGTTTGCCGGTAATATCGGTTTCGTCATTTCCTTCAATGCTGGCCAGCCTGTTGCCTTTCACGGCCTGGCTATAATCACCGGCACTGACCTGCTGAATGGCTCCGGCCATCAGGGTGGAGGTACCCAGAACCGTGGTCTTATCCGTGGCTTTAACCGTGGTTTCACGGCTGACCAGCTCACGCTGTTCCGTATCGGCTTTGACCGTCCGCACCATCGATGTTTCGCTGATGGTCTGATCGGTCTGCCTCACCCAGTCACCAGCCTGGGTAACACGCTGCGACACTTCCGCCCGCTGCTGTTGCAGCTGCTCGCCGGGCTTAACATCCGGCAGGCTGGTACCATCCGGCAGTGTCTGCCTGATAAACGGTTTATCCGGGCGTCCACCGGTAAACGCAACTTCAACCAGCGTCCCTTCAGGCGGGAACTGAAACATGCCGGAGTCATTACCGGCCATAGGTACCGGCAGCGGCACCGCAGAATATACCGGCGTCTGGTTATCCGGGTTGCCGTCTGCATCAAGCAGCTGCACATCAACGGCATAGCGTGGCCGGAACGGATCGGAAAAATTACCACTTTTCACGGCCTCGCTGGGTGCCACCACTCTGGCCAGTTTTGGCAGATGCAGCCCGGAAGCCAGTTCCGGGTAATGGCTTTCAATCTGGCGCTGTGCCGGTGTTTTCTGTAATGGCTGACCTGTTGCGTGGTTTCTGGGTGTCCAGGTGACGGCCATTGTGTCATTGGTCAGATGAACTTTAGTCACGCGCTCCCCGTTCAGCTCGACACCCGGCCGCAGACTCTGGATCACTGGCAACGTCATGGAATTACCGCCAGCAGCCCCCTGACTAAACTCTGCCGGGATATCGACCGGACGACCGGCAAACATCGCTTTTTCCGCGCCGCCCACATACAGGGAACCATCCGGCAGCTGGTACCAGATGCAATCCGGGATACCGAACGCCCTGCCCAGATTATTCAGCAACTGATAACCCGTGCCGTTATGGGTGAAATGGGGGATCGGTTTATCGCTGTAAGGGGCATCCGGCACACTGACAGCTATTCCGCTGTTTTCCTCCAGCCAGCCGGCTACCTTGCGCAAAGTAGGATGCTGAAATGAACATGGCCACATCCTTTCAAATACGCCGACCAGCTCGCGCACAAACAGACGCTGAAAACCGTTTTCGGCGGGTTGTGCGCGTTCCACGTAGCCGGTAAACCAGCGCAAAAGGAGATCGGAGTATCCCACATCCAGCCGCACCAGTTTCCCGGTGTAATCCGTGGCTGTCTGTGCAGTGATAAATCCCCGGCCGCAGCTGTTCAGCTCCAGTACCAGACTGGCATCAGCCAGGTGAACTTCATCCGTTGAAAGGTACAGGCGTTTAACTGGTTTCATCATTAACCCAAAGCATCATTGACGGGTTTAAGCACCCGTTTTTCAAACCACGTCAGTTTTTCTTCATCTTCCCCGGCACTCTGGCCACCAGGCTGTCCCGCATTACCGGCCGTCTGTTTTTTGGCAGACGTTTTGCCTGTTGCCCTGGCTTCCCGCTTTTCCTGCACGCTGATATGTTCTGCCAGGGTGAACGTGACCAGCCAGGCCATTTTCCCGTCCTGCTGCGGGGCATCAAGCATGCCGCTGAATGTCGCCTCGCGAAAATTCACGGCTCTGGCCACTTCATGCGCCACACGGTATTTCTGGCGGTTGCCTCCGGCATCCGTGGCGCTGGCCAGCTCAAAAATACGCTTCAGGATCTCCGGGCTTTTAAACGGAATTTCACCACTGATACGCAGCTCTTTCCCTTTTGCCCCCTGTTCTGATTTGGTTGTGGCGCTTGTCTGGCCGGACTGGTCTTTATCCTGAAACTGCTGCGATACGGTCACGCGCATGTTTTTCAGCTGGATAACCGTCCCGGCCTTAACCGTCACAACGGCTCTGGTATCCTCCTTAAAGAAGCGGATCACACCCTGTGCAGCGCTGGCGGGTTTCGCCGTCACGTTCACCGCCCAGGCCAGCAGACGCAACATGCTCCCGCTGGCCGTGGCCACAAACATATTGGCCAGCACCGTGGACACCAGAACGTCTTTCAGCCACATCACTGGCGCAGTCACAATGGCCGTAATTAACCGCCAGAACGGTGACATGCGGGATGTGTTAGTGATCATGCCTTCCTCAGCCGCAATCGCATTAAAGCGATCCCGTACTTCAGATTCCGTCACCGGCATCCCGCTGGTTTTCACCACGTCTTCAAAATCAACCTGCGGTTTTTCCGTCATAAATCCACCTGATATGAAAGTGTGCCAAAGTCGTATGTACTGGCAGTCACCCAAAGGCGTTTCTGGCTTTCTTCATTGATTTCAACTGTGCCAGGCACTATGCGTTCATCATTTTCAACCAGTAATTCAAGCTGGGTAAAAATATCTGCCCTCAACGTCGGGCTTCGCTCCGCAATTAATTGCGTTGCCAGTCCGCTTTCAATAATGGCATGTACAATGTCCTGCCCGATACTTTTACGGTTATTGCATAATTCAGGCTCATGACCTGCATTCAGTGAGAAATCACCATTATTAATAAGCAGGTCAATATAAAGAATTTCACTCACGCATTAAGCTCCTGCCATTCCATTAGCTGGGAGGGTGAAAGTGCTTCTTTGGTATGAAAATGCACTTCACCAATTTTACGGCTGTTATCCGTCACTGATTTAGAGTTGCTGCTTATCGTTTTACTGATACCACCGCGATCCACATCCTTTAACTTTCCACCTGTTGAAAGGGTATTGGCAGTCAATGTTTCACTGGTATTTGCAGTATGGTTGTTTTGTATTAATGAAGGTGCCACCCCACCTGTAATTTTATTTATTTCCGGCGAAACGGTTGTGGACAGGTCAATATTGACACCCGGTATTTTATTCAGTTTTTCAACAATCCAGTTCCACGACTTCAGAAACCCGCTTTTAATGGTCTGCCAGACGTTATCAAACAGGGAAACAATACCGCTGGCCATCCCGCTTAATGCCTGTGAGGGTGAGAACCCGGACAGCAGCGCAATAAAGCTGTTCCAGCCGTCCTTAATCCACTGCCATGCAGCGGAGAACACGCCAGCCAGCCATTCCACCACGCCCGCCACCGCCGTAAACGCCGCGGTATTCATCACCGCCGCTTTCACATCATCCCAGTGTTTAATCAGCAGGTAACAGCCTGCCGCCAGCAGGGCTATCGCCCCGATAACCAGCAACACCGGCCAGCTCATAAGATTGATGCCAATGCCGGCCATAATCGCCGCCATGCGTACGGCCAGCAGCGTGCCACGAAGGAATTTAAGCGTGATGTTCCATGCCGCGACGGCTTTTGAAGCAATCCAGACAGTGGCGGTGTATATCTTCGTGACTGAAGTCAGCGTCTTCCAGAGAGCAATCGCCCCCAGCTTAATAAGTGTTGAGACGCCCAGAACGATGTTCGCTACCGCGCCGGCAGCAGCAAACCCCAACAACGCCATAGCTGCATAGCCGATAACACGCGCAATGTTGGGAAACAACTGCATCCAGCGGGCAAAGGTCTGCCCCATATCGGCCAGGCGATTCAGCACCGGATACAGGACGGGGATCAACGTCAGTCCAATGACGGTCTGAATAGACTTCAGGATCTGAACAAAGCGATCCCACGGTTTCACCAGTTTCCCGGCCATCTCCTGTGTACGCTTCAGCCCGTCAGAACCGCCCAGCTCAGTGATATTACGTTGCAGTAAGGCCACATTGCCGTACAGGTGTTTCACCACCGCTGAACTGTCACCAAATGCCGCATCCAGCTCCGCCTGGGCTTTCAGGTTACCTTCCAGGCTTTTGCCATACTTGCCCTGTAACTTGATCAGCATTTCAGGCATGGACAGCATTTTGCCGGTGGCATCCGTGAAGGACAGCCCCAGCTTTTTACCGCCCTCAATGGCTCCGGTCATGAAGCCTTCGTAAGCGCTGCTGGCCTCCGTTCCCAGCGTTCGGTTAAGCTGCCCCAGTACGGCCAGTTGTTCATCCAGTCCCACGCCGTAGTTGGTACCCACGCCGCGCGCACCTTCCATCAGGTCTTTGATGACGCCCATTTCAGTACCGAAGACCTTGCGCATGTACACCATTTTTCCGGCCAGTTGTTCAGCAAACTGGACTTTACCCAGCCGTGCCGCCTCAGCGGAAAAGTTGCCGTACATCTGCCCCATAAACTCTGCGGTATCAGCAGATGTTGATTTCAGTGCAAACGCCAGCGTGTTGGCGACTTTCGTCACCTTCGGCAGTTCATTCCCGGTCAGGCCGGCAATGGCGGTGTTAATACTCTCAGTGGACTGGACAAACTCCACCGCGCTGGCACCGTAGGTCATACTGAACCGCAGTGCATCACGCTGGACGGCCTTTAAAGCCTGATCATCAATGCCTTTTGCGGCTGCATCATTAAGCACGTCATACATCTCAATAGCCGGCGATAACGCCCCTTTGATGGCCATCCCTGTGCCGGCTAAAGCCAGTGCACCGCCCCCAATCTGCGTAAAGGCCGCTTTCGATTTTTCAGCAAAGCCAGTGACACTGCTCTGCACCTGCTTTAACGGGCGCGTCAGTTTATCAATCAGGCTTAATGTAAAATCTAACTGTTTCATCCTGAACCTTTAAACGCGGTACTTATTCCGTTAGCAACCGCTATACGCGTATTTTCCCAGTGGCGATTATCCAGCCAGATAGCGGCGGAAATATCATCCACGGAATCCTGACCATGCGGTAAATAATAACGCCGTAATATCAGATATTGTTCGAGTCCGTTCTGTTCAATTGCCCGGACTCGCTTTGTCAGTTTTTTACTTCAATTTCCAGTTCTGGCGCATAAAGCTCATTAATTTTCCCGGCAAGCTGAAGCGCTGCCCCCGGACGTTTAAGAATATCTTCCAGCGCTTCTTTACATTCGGGTACAACAATGCGCATCAGATAACTATGGGCTGGAGCTACTTTATTATCCATCGCCATTTCGTTGATAAATTTATTATAAGCCGTCTGATTTGGTTCAAAGGTAATTTCTTTTTTACATACAACCAGATTAATTTTTTCCATAAATAATATTCTCTCTTAAATTAATTTCATCAACCAGCGTGTTATGACGTGCAGCACATTGCCCGTATAACTCCAGATATAGTGTCAGTAATTCCGCCGCATCTTTTCCCTGCGTGCCATTCAGGCGCGGCAGCTGCGTGGCACATTTAGTTTTCAGGTTTTCCTGATAACGTACGTTCGGTACTGGTGACGGCATCGTTGTACATGCTGACAAAATCATCAGACAGGCACTTATTGGTAAACACCGGCTTAACCACTTCCGTACGGATTTCACGCGGTGGCGCATTTTTCAGTGCCTCCAGTTTGTCTTCCAGCCGGCGACCAGAAATGCCGGCAATATCAGCCAGCCGTTCCCCGGTCGCGGTGGCCGCTTTTGAGACGGTCAGATCGATGCTGTCCCGTTGCCAGCCGGCCGTTTTCCAGCCGGCTGAAAATGCCAGAACAAGGGTGAATAACCAGCCTGACACCACGCGATCCATCAGCGCACCCCGTTGTGTTCCAGGCTGAAATGATTACCATCAGGACGGGTTTTAAAACGTCCGCCCCAGCTCCCGCCCAGCGATTCCCAGTATTCCCCCAGCGGCAGATAATCCTCCGTGCGGGTTTTATATTCGCCCTTCACAAACAGATTAAAATCCACGGCCAGACGCTGGGTGTGCAGACTGTTGGAAATGCCGCTGCCCTTCTTCGCGTTCAGTGCCGCCTGTTCCGGCGTCCGGTACGCCTCACCGAACGTCAGCCACATCCCGTTGGCGTTGGCATACTGGATCAACAAAGCAATCATTGATGTAAACCGTTGTTGTTTCTCGCTCAGCGTCATTTCCCTGCCCCTTTATCAAAAATCCCTGTAAAGCCACGCTTGCGCAGCCAGGCTTCCACCACGTTCTGCCCCAGAATGCCCAGCGCGGAACCAAAGCCGGCCAGCGCAAGTGGGTGAATATCCGGGACAAAGTACAGTGCCACGCCGGCAATCAGTGACAATCCGCTGCCAACAATGACGCGGCCAGTGACCAGCCGAAGGGTGATCGGCTCGTCGCTGTTGAGTAATTTCCCCAGTGCAATCATTGCCCCCATGACAGCCAGTGCAATAAACCCTTTTTCATACTCCTGCATCCCTGCTGCCTCTTATCCAATCAGGTTTTCCGTGGCTTCCGCTTCCAGATACGGCACCCCGTTGATGTTGACGAACTTCGGACTGGTCACGAAGTATTTGATTTTGTGCGTGGATACGCTGCCACCCTTCGGATCACCATCCAGAACACTGTTGAGCTGGAGCTTGTTCCCGAAGGTTTCCACCTTCATTTCTTCGCTGCCGGCTTTGGCGTAAAAGAGGAAATCCACCGGGGGAATGCCCCGCCATGAACCCGCTGAACGGGCTTTGGCCGTCAGTACCTGAAGCACTTTTGAGCTGACTTCAATTTCCCCTTCGGCGGCAACATCGCCGTCAACATAGCCGTCCGGGACACCGCGAGTCTGGGCTGCGGCGCTGTTGTCGGTGATATCCAGCGAAATTTTTTCAATGTGGATCAGGTCGCCGTCCACGTAGACGTCAAAGGACATCCCTGAAATACGTTTGGTCATGCGCTGGCCTCCAGACTCGCATCCAGTAACAGACTGATGGTGATTTGCAGTGGCACTTCATACGTACGCACCACAATGTAGATATCCACCGCCTTTTTGTTCTTCCAGACAATGGTCACGTCACCGTCCTGCGGTGGCTTCACTTCGCCCGGAAATGACACGCCGTTAATACTGGCCGCCGTGGACATTTCACGCAGCGGACGGGCAAACAGCGTCTGGTGTGCGGCAATACTGCCCGGTGTACTGTTCAGTGAGCGATCGGCAATCTTACCGATGGCCAGCAGACGGACACGACGTGCAGCCTTATCCACAATACGCAGCGTCTCAATGGACTGATAATCACCGCCCTCAACGTCGAGTGTGCGACCGTCAGACCAGTAAAAGCCGTCATAGTCCGGATACCACATCGGCACGCTGTAGCGCTGTGCCTCCAGCGCCTGAAGGGTCGCCAGCTCCAGCGTTGCCCCTGCTCCATCTTTCGGCAGTTCGTCGCTACCCAGGCTCAGTAATGGTCCGGTTTTTACCCGCGCCGGACTGTCAGCGATGGTAACAGCGCGATTACAGAGGCGACCGGCAAGCACGCCCGGCTCATTCCCCCAGAGGCGCGGAACCAGTTGCACCGCTTTTTCAGCAATACCCTGCTGAAGGGTGGACAGACGTTTCAGATACTCCGCCTGTGATTCATCCTCCTGCATTCCCTGTACGGCCAGAATGAACCACACCCAGCGACCGTATTTTGCAATCAGTTCAGATCGCAGCGTTGCCGCCTGATTAATCTGCTCTTTTGCCGCCACATCATCAGACAGCACCACACCTTCCACCGAACAGGAAACCTGTGCAGCTTTGACGGCATCAACCCACGCCCCCGGCTCACTGTCAGCGGCCAGCACATGGATAAATCCCCACCAGTTCTGTCCGGCGTTCGCCAGTGCGGCCAGAACATCACTTTTTAACGGGCTGTCACCCTCACCCAGCAGCGCATCAAAATCGCTCTGTGCGTTAACTGCCTGTGTTTTCCCTACATTTTTGGTTCCCGTACCAATAAATAGCAGCGTGCGCTCCACTTCCGTGGTTTCACCCAGCAGCTGATTTACCTGGTTTACGGTCACAATTGGCCAGGTCATGATCTCCCCCTGATATCCTGCGCGTTAACATCCCAGCCGAACCCGATAGCCTGAAGCTGTCGCGCCAGCGCTTTGTTAAAATCATCCTGACCGATCCCCAGAAATCCCCTGGCAGGTAAATCAATCTGCCAGGATGTTTTGACCGGCTTGTCCTCCAGTATCCGGATAAGCAAACCTGCCTGTCTGGCGGTCATTTTTTCCTGTATTTCCTTATATCCGGGCTTGCGCCAGCGCTTGCCGCGCCTGACTTTATACCCGGCCTTACGCAGACGTTTCGCCTGTCGCAGTGATGCAGGTTTATCCCCCTGCTCACGGCCTTCCACCTGCTTGCGGTTGACGGTCACGCTCATGCCATTCTGCTGGACATAACCCACCACGCCGGCAGGCACATTTCCCTTCGCATTCCGGTAATTACCACCGGTCAGATACAGCCTGACAGACTCCGTTTCCGGCATTTCACGGATGCGGATAAGTTTCGGCATATTGCGCAACATTTTGCCTTTACGCCGGGTCTGTCTTCCCTGCCACTTATCCCCCTCCGGTGACTGCTGATTACGCACATTGCGCTTTGCTGCGGCTTCCACGCCGTATTTCGCCATTCGCCACAACAGCCGGCGACGTTTGGCAGGAGGCAAATCCAGCTTTTTCAGCGCCTCCTGTAATGAAGGTTTACTGTCCGGTATGTGAGGCAAGGGCTGTTATCAAAAAAACAGCCAGAAAACACAAGGAGCTGTCTGATTTATATTGCGCCTGTACTGATGTTGAATGCGGTCACACTTTTGTGATGAATATGACGTTCTCACATACCATCAGCCCCAGCGCCAAATCCAGCGATGCGTTGATCGCCACTATCTGTAACAGCCTTGATATGCAGCAAAAACAGCTGATGCTCAAATTTTTAAGTCAGGATGCTACCGCAGCAGCATAGAAAAAGGCACCGTTACAGGTGCCTTTTTTCATAGACACTGAGCAATTATTTGCTTTTATTTCCATCATTATTAGGATGATTTACAGGTGTAAGGCCTGAGGCTACATCATTAGCAGTTTGAAGACTGGTAGGAATCAGACCGGGCCAATTTGCCCCATTTAGTCCCCAATTGAGTTTAGCTAAATTCTCACCAGGCCAGGTTGATTTCGCAGAATTTAAATCAAGTCCCTGAAGCCCCTGAAACCCCAGAGAACCTAAAGTCGGCCTGGCAAAAGGCAGTGTATTCTTAGATATTTCCTGATTAATATCGTCTAATTTATTTTGATTCGCTATAATTTTGGCATTCAAATCCATCAATTCTTTTTCTTTTAATTCCAATTCCGTCCTCACCTTCGAAATTGAGTCCATAGCATTATAATAAGAATTGGTAACTGACTGAACCTCTTTTCCTTTTTCCTTTATTAATTCATTAATATCCCTGAGCTTTACCTGAGCGTTATTATATTTATCTTCAAGCGCGTTTGTATCATATTCGATAGCTTTATTTGCCTTTTCAGCATTTAACCTCGCTTTTGCGTCTGCATATTCATACTCGACATTTTTATTTATTTCGTCTATTTTTAAATCAAGAGCACTCTGTTTTCTCTTACTATCATTTGTACTCTTTTTCGTAAGCACTCCATTTTGTATTACATCAACAACATATGAGATAAAAGGAGTGCCAACTACAAATATAATTGAGGCAACAAATGGATACCAAAACGTATGAGTATGAGGGATGCTAATTCCAAAAAAGACACTATTTGATGGTAACGCCTTTATTTTTTCAATTCGTTGTTCTATGTCCAGACTGAACGAGAATAAGAGTAATAGAGTGCGGTCCCAGTTACAGAGAATCCAAGAGGATATGAAGCATAGAAAAAATGGATTTGATAACCGTTGATTAACAGCATTCACTACCGGTTCAGTTGTAACTGATTTTACCGCATCCAAAGCTTTATCTATCGTTTCGCTCATTTTAGGAATATCAACCATTAGTTTATTTAAACAAAGTTATTGATACATGAATAATATCATACTACTAGAAAACTGTGACATCACCACTTCCTTCATGATGTCACAGTTCTTAGCTATAAACTGATAGATAAAAGGCGGTTAATCTCGTTTAAAAATCCAGCACCGGAATGTATCCGGCATCCGTTGCATATCTCCTTTACCACGATTATGGCGTTCACTAACTGCGCTGCGCGTGGTGCTTTGCCTGATGAACCGACGCTCATTACCGTTTTTAAGCAGCTTTTTTATTTCCGTTAATGTGAACGGAATACGCTGCCGGTGCGCTGCAGCGACCTCCTCCAGATGGTTAAAGTTAACCGCAATTTCATTTTCATCTGACGAGTGATCGACGCCATAGGGTGCCAGTTCATCCAGGTAATCAAACAGTTCCCAAAACTCCTGTACCATCGGGTGATCCTTTTTAAGCGCCTGACAACGTTCAATGGCCAGCGCGGTGATGGCTTCGCGAGTTTTTTCTATGCGTTCAACCGGTACCGGCACAACAAGCGCAAGCGCCTCTAGCAAGCCCACAAGCTGTGCGTGATTCTTTGCAATACGGATATGGCGAATACTGCTGTTAGATTCCAGCGCATTCCTGGCGCGTTCGTATCCCTTACCGAACGTCTGCATGATTTCTTTTTCTCGCATGGTGGCCAGTAGGGTAAATCCGGATACCTGGCTAACGGGGAGTTGCTCCAGCCGCTCCGCAGCATGGCGCGTCTGAATAGACTGCCCACGCTTGTCGGTATAGATATGGATAATACGCTCCAGAAACGCCTTGCTGCCGTCTGTATCAGCGTTCTGCGCAATCACAATGCTGCCCCTGAATGGCGGTTCGTATGTCTCGTTATTGTTGGACTTTATCCCCACAGCACGGGAAGCGCGGCCGTTATACAATGATTTCAGTTCATCCCAGTCAAAAGCGCGTTGCTTGGCGTTATCCGTGGTGCGGTCGCCTTCGATTAACACAACTGGCAGGTTGCCGACCTGGGCAAAGTTGCGCCCACGCGCTGCGGCCGTAGACTTAGAAGGATCAAAACCTTCGTATTCTTCACGGCCGGCGAGCTTCCACAGAAATTCAATTAGCGTGGATTTACCAGTTCCCGGTTCACCCACGATTTCCAGAAACGGGAATGACTTATCGCGCTCCCGGATTTGTTCGGCAAACAACGACCCCAGCCAGAACGCCAGCGCCACGTATCCCTTCTCACCAAATGCCGTCCAGATATCGTCAATCCAGCCCGTGGTAAATTCATTCAGCTTTGGATTCAGATCCAGCGATGGTGTCAGGCTCAGGCTTTTTACACTGGCGTGATTGATTTCAAAATAGTCTTCATCGTTCATCTCATACAGCCGGCCATCGCACACGGCCACACGGTTAAACAGCCACGCAGAATAATCTTTGTTGTAGCCGATAAAATTCTGCGTCTTAACTTCTTTTATTTCTGGTAGCCGCATCTGGATGAATTTATCCAGCTGCTTAGTGCTGCCGGTGTATACCGCCCCTTTGGCGATATGCAGCAAACGTTTCTTAAACTCGGCGGAGCTGGTGAGCTGGTTCGCCGTGAAGGTATCCTTCACCGCTGGCCGGTTCGGCATGTTGACCTTAACGTAATACCAGGACTCGTCAGTAGGTTCAGAACGCTGGAAATAGAGCGGAGTCAGCCAGCAGTTAGCAATTTCTGTTACGCCGCCAGATTCTTTCACCGCCCGTTCTTTGGCTTCCCAGTCCTGGATAACTTCGGTACCGGTATTACTTATGCGCTCATAGGCTCGCATGTACCTGTCCAGATCCAGTTCAAACCAGTACATGCGGGAATTATGTTCAAAATAGAACGAATGCCACTCATTATGCTGATGCATGAGCAGCGCTTTTTCAGTCGGGCTTTTAGCCAGCAGAATATCGCCATAGTAGCGATAATTTTTGATGTCCGATTTACTGAACCGGCCACGCAACAACAAGTCATTCCAGTCCAGACTGGAGGATGACTTCACCGGCTGCGCCGCACGAACTTTCCAGCCGGCATCCTCACTACGTGCAGCAAATGCCAGCGTGTGCTTTGTGCCGGCCTTATCGCCGTCAAATGCCCATACAAGGCGTGGACGCGGTTTTTCGCCCAGTTCTTTGGCCAGCGTATCCAGTGCGGCCAGCGGATAGTTGTTACTGCTCAGTGTGGCAACAGCGGGTAAACCTGCTTGGCAAAGACTCAGCGCATTAAATATCCCCTCAGTGATCCAGATTTCATTCACTTCCAGCAGGTTGACAGAAGGTGGTACCCACCAGTGGCCAACATAGCTCCCTTTGATATTCGCTTTTTGCTTACCAAAGCGTTGGGGCTGGTCAATAATGCGCTCCCACGTCGCACCACATGCCAGCTTAAATTTGACTGTTGCCGATCCCATGCCATCTTTAACAAACGCGCCCTGGGTGAAAATGCCTTTCAGTGGTTCGGTATCCAGCCCTCTGGCCTCACGCAAATACGCCTCAGCAGCTGCGTGTGGGGTTTCCGGCGTGTCTTGATACCGCTTAGACCAATCCTCAAAAATATCCGGGTACAGCTCTTTAACAACGACCTGATGGCCGCAGTTATTTTCGCGGCCACACTTCAGAATCCAGGGCTTATCTATGCTGGTGAATAATTCGCGCTTACGACACTTAGGGCATACACCCTGCTGCAAATACTTATCCCGCTCTTTAAACTCAAAATCCTGAACAAGACGGCGCACAACGTCCTGTTGTATCGTTGCGTTCATATATAATCCATGTGTGAAATGATGAATAAAAGGCAAAAACTATATTCTGTACTGCTTGTTATATCTTTCATGCGTCATTAACTCCCAACTTCTGCCATTATCTTTACTAAGTAAACGCCAGCGATAGGAGACATGAACAGAGAAATAATGATTTGGTTTTATAACCTGATATATCTTTTTGCCGTTGTAATATTCTGTCAGAGCTGAAAATGCCTTGTTAATGACACTTTCACTTGCATGAGAGGTCACTTTCAGCATAGTTATTTCACACTGGCTATTTTAACGAGATAAGTCCAGACGTAAGACACTAGTTTAGCCTGATAAATAGCGTCATATAGTGCATGGTGCGGTGTACCTTCAAATTTAATAATGTTTTTGATGTTCAAACCTAAATCTTTGGCCAGCGCATTTATCGTCCTGACATCCCGGTCATTCCAGTAATTCCACATCGGGCTTAACAAGCCTACCTTATTTGCAGCATGGCGGAGGATAACGTTATCAAACGACGCTCCATTACCCCAAACCTGTAAATGATGTGCATCAGTGAGTTCACTGATAAAGTGGAAAAGGTCAGAAATGGCCGTATCTAGCGTACAATTCGCATCATTAATAATCTCGCTCCTTGCTTCGGAGGACTGACGCAGCCACCACAGAACTGTATCGGCTCCCATAGTGCAGTCGTAATCAACGCTACTTGCAAGACTGACACGGCGATAGAAAGTTTCCCCCATTTCGCCAGTTTCCGGATTAAATAATACAGCGCCAATAGCGGTAATTGCTGCCGTTGGTTTGTTATCCATTGTTTCAAGATCAATCATTAAATGTTTCATAGCATTCCCTTAACGTTAAACAGCTTTCAGACTAGAATTGCCTTTTCTCATTACTCCTGAAGCAAGAGAAGAAAGCACAGGAATATTATCTTCCGTTGGTATATCGCCCTTAAATGCCATCAGGGTAATTTTGTGAAGCTCTGCGAAATCATCAACATCATTATTAAATCGTGCCGTCGCTGAAATTCCTTCCAGACATTTTGCCAGCTGAAGATTCAATTCCATTAAATGAATACCGTCACTATGGACAGAGAAATTTTCTTTATCAATCGCTGTTGCCTGTGCGTGATAGCTTTGCAACAAGTTTCGAATAAGCGTGGCATATTTGCTTTTCATAATTAATTTCACATTATCTAATGAAGTTAATATTTAATTCTGAGTTCTGGATTTTTCGGTTGTGAATAGCCGATTTTTCCAATCATGCCATTCTGGGGGAGCCTCTTTTGCAAGATGTTCCGCATAAGCATCCCACTCGCCACGATGAATATATATTTCGCCACCTTTCTTTGATGGGTTTTGAGGGTCTTTCATGCGAATCACCGGCAGTTTCCCAGCCGTGGCCATCTTGCGAATAGCAGCAGGTGTTTTGCCTATATATTCAGCAAAAAGCTCTGGCGTCACAAGGCTGGAAAGCACGTTTTCGGCTGGTTCCTTCATCTGTGATATCCTCCGTTAGTTTAGGTTCCTAGAGCGTCTTAGGGCGTTCTAGGGTGTATTTTTATGTCACATCTGACACGCAAAGGATATGTCACATATGACCAATTCGTCAAGTGCAGGAAAGAAAATACAACTGATTCGAAAAGCGGAGGGAATTAGCCGAACTCAACTTGCTGAAATGACAGGGATTTCATACAACACCTTGACTAACTACGAGGTAAAAGGCATCCAAATGACAGAAGGTAATCTAATGCTGTTCACACAACATCCGAGGTTCGAAAAATATACTCTTTGGTTAATGACGGGAAAAACAGCGCCAGCAGCGGGGCAGATTTCTCCGCCTCTCTCCCCTGATGGGCAAGACGACAAAAAATCGCCCCACTCCGTCCAGAAGATTGGTTAATTGTCTGGTTTTTCTATGCGTTAAATCAAAATTTACATAATGATTCAAATATCGGAGGGCTTCGCTATGTCGATTAAGAAGCTCGATGATGGTCGTTTTGAAGTGGATGTAAGACCGCGCGGAACTTCAGGAAGAAGGATTCGTCGCAAATTTAGTCGTAAAGCGGAAGCTCAGGCATATGAGAAGTATGTTCTGACAAACTTCCACGATAAAGAGTGGCAGGACAAACCCGCAGACAGAAGACTATTGTCTGATTTGATTTCTATATGGTGGAGTTACCACGGGAAGAATCACAATTATGGTGACTCATACAAAAAACGCCTGGATAAAATCAATCGCGAAATGGCTGAACCGAGAGTGTACGAACTTACCCGTAACTTTCTGATGAAATATCGTCCGGAACGGTAAACAGGGATTTCTGTGTCATGTCCAGCATGTTCAGTTTGCTGATTGATATGGAGGAGTTCCACCACGAAAACCCATTCCATACTGTGAAGAAACTGCGTCTGGAAAATACAGAAATGTCGTTTCTGTCAGAAGAAGAAATCCGCAACTTGCTGAATGCTCTTATCGGGGATGACCGCAGGGTTGTCGTTCTGTGCCTGAATACAGGTGCAAGATGGGGAGAGGCAAGTAATCTCAAAGCTGAACACGTTATAAGTAACCGTGTTACGTTTGTTAAGACTAAAACTGGCCCAGCTCGTACCGTACCGATATCAAAGGAAATCGCGGACTATATCCTCACGCGCAAATCGGGGAAATTGTTCGATACCAACTATGAACGGGTTCGTGATGTTCTTCGTAAGATAAAGCCAGACTTACCGAAAGGTCAGGCATTGCATGTTTTACGCCATACCTTTGCAACGCATTTCATGATCAACGGTGGAAATATCATCACGCTACAGCGCATTCTGGGGCATACGACAATTGAGCAAACAATGACATATGCACACTTCGCCCCCGATTATCTGACTGATGCCATACGCTTTAATCCAATGCGCGGGAGTGTCCACATAATGTCCATGAACTAG